AAGATTTCATTCTGGTGCATTTAATTATAGTATGCATAGGAAATTGTCTTAAAAACATTTTCTTTGCAATTTCTAATGTATGTGCATCAACTCTTGCATCAACAATACGACCTTGTTTTTTATTTTTTTCAGGAGGTGCAGTAGCCTCTATGAACCAAATCTTTGGTGCATTCTGTTGATACTCCTGGAGTCTAATCTTAGCATCTAAAATATCTAAGTTATTACTATTCAATGTAATGTCCTTTCTTTATTTACAAATAAATAATTCCAAATATTATCATCTTGTTCACCTGTTGCAAACAATGTTACTTTCTTAGTCTTTCTATTTACAATTCTGTATATAGTAGTTCTAGAGTCTCCAGCTTTATTATGTGAAGATATAATAATTACAGGTACTTTGTTTTTCTTATTACCATCTTTCATCTTTCCTTCACTTACAAAACTGTAGCTAGTAACATCTAGATCTTCAATCATATTCATGATTTCTGGTGCTTCTTTAGTAAAATCTTTTTTAATAACTTTAGTAAGTCTTGCTTCACCCTGTGAATGACCTACAATAATAGTTACTAATTCACCATCATTCTTAAAATTTTCAACAGCTACCTTGCATGTACTCTCATGATAGCTGTCAAAAAAAGCTGAGTCTAGAGCTTGTATTTCAGAATCAGAAAGGAATTTTTTGTCCTTCGTTGTCATATTCTGCTGATACTTCCTCTGGTTTCATATTAGATGCACTATAAAGATTCACAGCTCTATTTACATAAGCTACTTGATCTTCAAATGCTATTTCTTCTTGTCTTGAAGCCAACATAATATCGTTGACTGCACGGACTCTAACCATATCCATTGATCGTAAAGCTTGATCAATAACTGAACCAAGGTTTGTAGTTGCAGGTTTCTTTGCAGCTGGTGTTGATACATCATCATCCAGGACTGCTAAATCATCTACAGCTTTTAATTGTTTAGCTGTATACGCTTTACCATTCTTACTGTAACCTTCAAATTCAATCCATGCACCTTCTTTAAGGCTCATTGGATCACCTCCGTCACTCATCAGTTTTGAGTTCCAATAAATGGTAACATCATTACCACTTAGTTTTGCAGGAATCCAGAATTTGATTTCATCACCTTCTGAATAATCCCTTGCGTCTTTTTTTAGTTGAGCTTGATAAGTCATACTTCCTCCTTTTAGTTTAAGACCAATACCTATTAGCGATTTTCCTAGTTTCTGCATCCCATTTATACCCATCTGTATTTAATACTGTGTGTTCAATAAACTCTTTTGCATTCTTGAACAGTTTATTTGATTTCTCTATTTTCTTAAAAACACCTATCATAAACATACTTTGTTGTTCTATGACTTCTGGTGGTAATTCAAATAACCCTACCTTTTTATCTGTAGCGTATAATAAAGCTGTTCTTTTGTTCATTAACTTACCGTATAAAGCAGCCTGGCGTATATGAGCCAACTTAGTTTGAAACGGATCTGTAGGAAAAGCCATTGTAGCTTTTGTGTCTACAATTATATCTGTAAACTCAAAATCTGGTACATAGGTTATATTATGTTTTAACCCTCTGTACTTTACAATGTGTTTCTTATTATAATGCAATAATTCTTGATCAATCTTTTTTAAGACTTCTGTAAAATTCTTTGCAATTAAACCAACTTTATCTAACTGTTTAGGTATTACTCCCTCATCAGCTTTTAGTTGATCTTCAGCCATCATAGTAAACGTATTATAGGCTACATTTTCAACATTTATATCTCCTGGAGCAGTTAATGCTACATGAGCTGCATGTTCTGATGCATTACCCATTGTCATACTATAATTAGTTTCAGACTGTATTTTAAAGTAATTACGGATTAACCATAACGAAGGACTATCAATGAAATCGTTACCACGACTTGCACTATGGCGATATTCCTCATTTAAAATAGGATTGGTTTTTTTCATATTACTCACTTTCAAACTATCATATTGATTGATTAATTTCAATAAATCATATTATATATTTACCTATGAACAAAGAAGATAAACGAGAAATAGTACCTGTTCTAAAACAAGGTAGCTATGTTCGAGTTATGAATCTTCGAGAATGTTCATTAGACACTCTTCGTAATCGTAATCTTATTTCACCTATCCAATACTCTGCTGGATTGAAGTATCGTAAGTTATTTGAAATATCACAAATAGGGGCTAAAACAGCCAATTTATCAGAGAGAATAGATTCTACTGGTAAAGGCGATATAGCAGATCATAAACTGGATGCAATGCAAGAACTTGTACGCTGTAATACAGCAGTAGGACCAACATCTGCAAGAGTACTAGATTTAGTCTGTGGTGAAGGATATACTATATCTGATCTCAATCGTATAATGGAATGGTCTAAATACTATGGTGGACATAGACTTAGAGAAGCTTTAGGTGAAGCTGCATACCATTTTGGACTACAGAACAAAGGTAATACCATTCGTGGCTAAACGTAAGCGTATAGACAAATCTCTCTTTGATCCTAGTATACCTACCAGACATAGGTCAAATAAACATCTAATGCACGTTAGAGAGCATTCTTGCTGTGTTTGTAAGACCGACCAAGATATTCATGCACACCATATAACCTATGCACAGTCAAATGGCATGGGATTAAAGGTTTGTGATTCAAAAACTGTACCATTATGCATGTTTCATCATATGGAATTACATCAACAATATGGCAATGAACGTAAATTTTGGTTAAACTATTGTTTAGAACCGACTATTTATGCAGCAATTTTATGGAAAAACACTTGTAAATGACTTCCAACTCGTATAACTGTTTAAAGTACACTAGAATAGGTGTATCTAAATGAAACTCCCATTACAGGTTAAAGTAGGATATAGAATAATTGATATTGTATATGCTACACCTGACTTCCGTGATGATAATATGACGGATTGCTATGGACAGTACTTAGATAGACAATCAAAGATAGAAATACAACCAGGCTTAAAACCAGAAGAAGAAGCGAATACTGTTATTCATGAGCTTTTACACTGTGTATTTAAGACTATTGGTGAGACTAATGAGGGTATGGCACTAGCTGATGGTACTACTGAAGAACGAGTAGTACTCAATACAGCTAATGCAATTCAACCATTGTTCTTTATGGACAATCCTAAATTACTCGTCTATATCACGAAGCTTCTTAGCGGCTCGACCAGTAAGTGATTTAAGATCATCAAGTATCTCAGACATATCTACTTTTAGTTTCTTGTAAGATCTACTAAAGATCCAACCAAGTATTAAACCTAATATAAAATACCACATATTTATCCTTATATCTATTTACTTTCTATCTGTAAAGGTTTGTAACCTAAATCAATATTTGCACCTGATAATGTAGCTGATATTGCTTTCATCAGATGTTCTGATTGACTACCAGCAGACCAGATCATATCTCTTGCTTGCTGATGTGCTGTATCAAGAGCTAATAAATCTTTACCATCTTCAGTATTTTTATATTCTCTATCAACTGTTAAAGCACATAACTCTTTAAGTTTAGAAACTACTTCATTGTATGAATCAATACGATATGCACTTACATTTTCTGCTTCACACATTCTTTCTACTACTTTAAACAATTCATCTTTTTTCTTTGTATAAAGTTTTTCTTGTTTATTAAACTCATTTAATAGACCTTGTATCCCTACAGTCTTTAGATACTTTGGATACATTTTCTCTATCATTTGTTCTTTCTTTCGAGATTCTTTCAGTTCTAGTACTCTTTTTGCACTGTGTACCTGATCGCCTACTCTCTCTAGAAAATATTGTCTTTGACTTTCACTCATTTTCGACATGATATTTGCCTTTCGTTATTGGTAATTGTGTAATACTTATCTGATCATTGTATAATAAATCAATCAGTGCCATGAATATTACTTTTTGTTTGTAGCCATAGCGTCTACTACATTCTTCATACATCTGCACTACAGATGCATGTTCTTTGTCATTAAGGTTAAAGCTTTTATACTTCCAACCATTAAGTCTTGGATCTTTTGGGTTCATCATTTTTTAATTTGTCCCTTATTTTATCTTTGATTTCTTTAGCTGTTTCTACATCTACACCATCAATGATTAGATGTTCATCCAACCAATCTTTATCTTTGACTTGATCCATGTAATGTACAAATTGATTTAAATTAAAACTCATAGTTTAGAACCTTTCTAATGTAACAGTAGAGAGTATAACCAGTAGCTAAGCAGTGTTTAAACTGGTTTTAGATATCTATAGCTTTACACTCTCTACCTATTGAGTACATACGCATGAATCGTTAGCCTTAAGCGGTAACTGTCGAGAGGTAGTTTTATATCAGCTGATTCAAACTACTTAGACAGCTAGCATCATAAGCGGTAACCAAACAGTTTGGCTCCTGTACTCAAATATTTTAACGAGAAGCCTAAATAAGAAGTACCCAGGAAGTGGGTCATAGAAATTTAGACTTCTCTAAGTGATAAGAATAAAGGAAACTTACCACCTATTCACCTCTAACGGGGAATCTGATCACATTGTTGATAGATAGAATATGTTTGATCACGAACTATTTCTATTTCTGACCACATAACATCTATCTGTTCATGTACTTCATTGATTACATTTTCTGCTTGTATTCCTACTATAGCAACAGTAAGAACAACAAATAATAATGCAGCAACAGCACATATAATAATAATTTTGTCTGTAATACTTACATCCATATTAACTCCTAATATAATTTATAAAACTTATCTATTTTTGAGCCTGTAAAATCTTCATTTAAATGATTTAACATTATAACAGCTTCATCTATTTCTTTTTCCCAATAAGATGATTGTATAATTCTACGATTACCTTCAGAACAAAGATGATAAACTTTCTTTTTTTCTTCGGTATCTAATTTTACTACAGTTTCACTCATTGTAATGTCCTTGTTAAGTTAATTACATTATGGTTTTTAATATGATGATAAACCGCATCAGATATATTATTCCATATTTTATAAGGAGTATCTTCTATAGTACCACCAAACACTCTGAATATATCTTCAAGTGTTTCGTTTTCTAGTATACCAATAATATTTCTACCTCCTGGCACATCATCACTGTGTTCAGTTTTGTAGTTGTCATATTTGGTAATAATTGAATTGTTATTAGCCATATTATTTCCCTTCTTGTATTGGTTCAGGATCAACAAGAGCTGCATGTCCTACAATGTTTGGTATCATTGTCATACGACCTTCATGATCTAACCAATCTAAAAAACAATTAGTTGCTTCTGGATTAACGAAGTTGTTATTTTTCATTCTACCTTCTTCGTCAATATACAGGTCATAGTTCTTACCCTTGTACCTTGCGCCAGTAATTTCGATAGTGCTGCAATCTAATAGTTTATACATGCTATGGTCACCATTAAACTGTGGACCATCATCACCTTCAACTATTGTATCGATTACATCACCATCACTTTTAAATACTTTAACTTTAAACTTGTTCATTAAACCTCCTAAATTTAACTTTGTTTTTATTACCCCAGTTGTACAATCTTTCAATAGTATCAATATAATCTGATACAGTAGTACAGTGGTATAATTTGCTACGATTAAATTCTAACTTTCTGATAAACTGTTTGAACTCAAACGCTTCATCTTTGAATAAACTAAGCATGGCATTGATAAACGATCTACGTTTCCAACCATCATAGTATTCGCCAATTTTGTGTAATTGTTTTGCTTGTTTTTTAGCAATCTCAAAATTACCTGAAGGTATATTAAACTTACCTTCTTTAAATTGTTTATTGATATTTACACCCACATAACCTGTCTCACCTAACATCATCAGGCAAACAGCATTAGGAAATCCTGTAATCTGTTTGAAATGTTTAAATACACCATATGGACCAACTGTATTAGGATCTTTCTTATTCTCAATAGTTACATAAGAGTCTAAGAAATCATCAAGTGTCCAGTTCTTGGTATTTTGATTCATTCTACGGATATCATCAAGTGAATGATCTGTAACCATATAAGTAATAGGTAAACCTAAAGCTTTAGCTGCTGTGAATCTATGTTGACCATCAGTTATTTCATAGCGTTTGTTTACATATATTGTTTGTGGTACATAAACTTCTGACATAGATGACATTAGCTTTTTGACATGAGCTTGGTCTACTGGTCTATTACCATGTTTGAATTTAAATTTTAGGTAATCTTTAGTAGTTCGTGGCTTAGTGTTCTGGTCTGCCATGACGTTCCTCCATATAGGTTAATAAATTTACTCTAAGTATTCTTGCAATCTTTTCTGCTTCCTCCATCTCTCTATGTTCATCACCAGATGCTTGACCTGCCATGATAGCATTGTAAACATCAAGATGATGATCGAGTTGGTTTAACATTTGTTTACGAATCGTTTCCATATGTTTCAGCCTCCAAGATTGACCTGGACTCCTGCTCTTCATAAGCAGCTTGTCCTTGTTTTTCTAACTCTTTGTTGAAGTTGTTAATAATTGCTTCGCACTTGTTTACAAATACTTCTGGAGTCATTTTACCATCTCGTACTTGATCAAGCATTTTTTCGATTTCAAATTCTATGTACATAATTTTCCTTTGACGTTAATAGGGGGGTGGGGATTCAAGCCGACTAAACATCAACTTCCCCACCAACCTGAGTTTTAGTTTTTAGCTCTAGGGCTTTCGACCACAGAGATATCAATCTTCTCGTTCTGAATCAGAGATGTCAGAGACTCAAGAGATATACTCTCACCTGGTCTTACAGTTTCAATCGGCATATTGATTGTCTGTATTACCTTGAACTGTTCACCAATCTTTTCAAATGGTTTTACTGGTTCACCTGTAGCATCACGCTTCCAGATGTTTTGCATGTAACCTTTAACATACATGCTTGCTTGTTTACTCGTATCTATAGCCATATTATCCTCCTAGCTTTGTTTGTTACGAATTACGATAGACTGTAGCCTTTTATGCTTTCTAGCTATAACCTGCTCTAACCTATCTATTTTTGCCTGGGCTTTTTCGTACTGCTCCAGGGCTTCATCAAGAGATGGATCTACGTTTGCAACGTCTTTCACTCTCTTAACAACTTTATCTATAAGTAAAACATTACTCATAGTTCTTAGTAATCGCCACATATTTACCTCCTTTTGTAGCTTTGTTCTATATTAGTCATATGATCGGAAATATCTTGCTTTCTAGCATTCCAATTGTTTACTAGTTCAGCCCTTTTCCAACCCCATACTCTCTGTATACTTTTATCTTTAGCTCTATTCTCTACCTTCATAAGGTTTGCGTACCTATTTAAAAATACTATATCAATATCCATACATACTCCTTCACTCTATGTAGTTAATCCTGGACGACAAAAAAAATTATCAGGTTAGCCAGACCGAAATCTAGCTAACCTAATCTGCTCTCGTTATCTGTTAACTGCTTCCTTGATCACAACGGGTTGTTTGTCAAGTATAGCATCAAGTTTCTTTTGTTTATCCTGTACCTGTATAAGTCCAGATACTGCCTGTTTCTCAAACATATCTGCTTGTTTCACAGGTGGTTTTGTCATTTGATCAAACTTCTGTAGATTATTATTTACAGTATAACCATATAACTGTCTTTCATCTTTGAAAGTTTGAGTAAGACCTTGTAACAATGTTGGCATTTCTTCTTCTGCCATAGCAATGTACTTGTAGTAATCACCAGTCATAGACTGCTTCATGATTTTCATTTGCTTCTTTGATTTTTTCCAACCAGCAGAAGTATATAATAAACATGAAGTATGAGTCACACCAAAGTTAACCCATAGTAATGATATGAGACCAAGAGCTTGATTTACATACCAATCCTTACTTTGTTCTAGTTCAAGAACATCAGATTGTTTAGCTCTTCTATCTTCATAGCCATAGATACCTTCTTTATCAGTTGATCTATCTAGTTTAATATCATCAACCATATTTTTAGTATCGTTAATGATTTGATCAAACTGTGCGATCATCATAATACATGAATGTATCTCAGCACATTTTGAGTTTCTCACATCATAAGTATTGAAATTACCATCTTTATGTCTAGCATCAAGACAGTGTACTAGTGTGTTAAGAGACTCTTCAACTGGATATTTTGCAATTATCTCAGCGTTCTTATAATCTAAATCTATAGTCATTATTGACCTCCTTTATTCGATTTATTTACTTCCCCATTCCCCCTATCCTTCCAGATAAGGTGAAGAAGTTCTATTGGTTCTGATCTCTGTGAGTTTAGATCCTCAAGGTGATCAAGTAGATATGCCACAGCAAAGCAACATATCATAGTTAGTACGATAATCATTATCATAGTATACTCCTTATTTTTTAGATGCTAGTTGTTGATTCAACCAACACAATTACTGACAACATTATTCGGAAAAGTCCAAAGTCAGGTGTTAGATTGGTAGAAGTTTCGACAACTTGTTGTCGTTCATTAAGCGATCGGCTGCGCCGATCAAGAAGAAATAATGTAAACGCCTGGAGCCAATATAATACTTGAGCTTTGAGATCTTTTGTCGAATATGATGGAAGTAAGCCGTGTTAGGTTCTCTCGTGTAAACATTATTGCCCGACCAACAAATAGCATTACATCACTTCCTTCATGAACTTACATGAAGTCATGTAATGCAGAAGAGAATACTAAATGTATTGACGCTTCTGAAATGCAGAGAAAGCGTTCAAATGCACAGACGAACTGAGACATTAAGAATCAATTTCCCCAACGCATTCAAAGCGTCAATTCAAAAGCGTGGGGTTTTAGAATGCCCCCACGCATCACGCTGCTACAGCAGCGCATAGATGACATAAAGGGGGGTTTAAACGAACACTAATCAAATGAGGGGGAGGACTATGCCTAGAGTTGGACATGTCATATTCGGGGAAGATAACTTCGGTAGAGGACAGGCAGAGGAATATTCTAGGCTGAGCGGAATCAAGGTTGACCCGAGTCCAGAAATAGATATAGTCGTAAAGACTAAGGATAGAAAAACAACTAAGGATTTAACTGATTTAATTAAATGGTATGGCGGATAAGGAAGTAGAGATTAAATTATCGCAAGTAAGTGTGGCACTTCTGATGGAGGTGCAGATGGAAGAGCGTATGATCAAGGATCTTAATAAATACCTCGATGCACGCCATAATAAGCCTGAGGGCGAAGATTTTTCAAGTCAGCTGGTCGGACAGATATCACACGGTGAACAGCTTAAAATAGACACAAAAGACCCATTAATAGTACCATTTGTAAAGTATGTGGCACAATTAGCGACTACTTATGTACAACATTTTGGTAGACACGTTGGTATTGCTGATATGAAGCGAATACCACATGTACACAGCTTATGGTCGGTACACTCTTATGAAAGGGATTATAACCCCTTGCATGACCATGGTGTAGATACCCAGATGGGGGTTTCATTTACCACCTGGACCAAAATACCACCGCAAATAGCCAATAATAACAAATGGAGTCCACTAGATCTATATAACTCTGGTGGTGCTTATGATGGATTCTTACAATTTCATTTTGGACAAACAAGTATACGGGGTTTAGAAGAGCTAAGACCTGCACTTACCAAAACAATTAAACCTGAAGTTGGCAAAATATTATTTTTCCCTTCATGGTGTCAACATTGTGTTTATCCATTTGAAGGTGAGGGTGAAAGAAGGACAATAGCAGGCAATTTAAACATGTTTCCTGAATCTGTACTCAATGACCCTCAAAACAAAGCAATCGTGCTGTAAAGCACCTTAAAACGCATTTAAACACTATATAAGGAGAAACATATGCCATACGGTAAAGGAACTTATGGATCTACTAAAGGTAGACCACCAATGAAGAAGAAGAAAAAGAAAAAAGGTAAAAAGAATGCTTACTAGAAAACAAATGACATTACCTAAAGCTCTTAAAGACAAGATTATGAAGTCTAAGAAGAAAAAGAAAGGTAAAAAGAAGTGAAAAAACAACTAACTGCTAGACAGAAAGCTACATTAAAGAAGCATTCGGTACATCACAGTGCCAAGCATATGTCAGCTATGAAAAAGTCAATGCTTGCTGGTAAAACTTTTACACAAGCTCATAAAATCGCACAAAAAAAGGTAGGTAAATAATGAAAGATAAGATTATGCAGAAATGGAATGCACTTTCCATTACTAAAAAGAACGCAATAGTAGCTATTGGAGTTATTATTGTACTTGCAATTATATTTTAACTCATGGCTAAGAGCAAAGTTAACCAATCTGGTAATTATACTAAGCCTGCAATGCGAAAACGCATGTTCCAACGCATAAAAGCTGGAACTAAAGGCGGAAAAGCTGGTCAATGGTCTGCTCGTAAAGCCCAAATGCTAGCAAAATCGTATAAAGCTGCTGGTGGTGGCTATAAGTGAGCCTAAAAAAGCCCCAAAAGAGCTTAAAGAACTGGGGTAAGCAGAAATGGCGTACCAAATCTGGTAAACCTTCTGCTAAAACAGGTGAAAGATACCTACCTGAGAAAGCAATTAAGGCTTTATCTGCCAAAGAGTACGCTGCTACTACAAAAGCAAAGCGTAAAGGCACTAAAAAAGGTAAACAACACGTTAAACAACCAAAAAAGATAGCTCGTAAGACACGAGCTTATAGATAGGAGAACAAACATAATGGCATTACCAATTGTAGGAATAACAGCTAAAGTACTTGGCAGAAAAGCTGCTAGAAAAGTATTAAAAGGTAAAAAAAAAGCAGGAGCCAAATTATCTAGAGTAAAAGGTACAAAAACTTATGCTGCAACTAAAGCAAAAGAATCAGGTATAAGAGGTGCTATAGGTCTAAAAGGCAAAGGCAGATTAAATACCATTCGTAGACAAGTGCAAGGACCAGCAGGATATATTGCTCTTGGTGCTGCTGCATTCTCTGGAGATGATGAGTAAATCAGATAAAGAAGTCATTGCTGACCTAATAAAGTCACTTAATCAGACTAAAGAATCTGCTCCTATCAGATATAAAAAAGAACTTGACGTACAGTTTACGCCACAACCTGACGTAAAGATCGTAGTCAACAATACAAAAAAAGGACTATTATAATGGCTAAAAGTTTAGTAACACTAGCAGAAGAAATATCTTCACTATCACCTAATGAGTTAGAAACTCTTGGTAAGATAGTAATGGCAAAACAACAGATGGTTCAGCCAAGACCACAAGGACAAGTATCAAATGTACCTGGACCTATGGGAGCTGCACCTATGCCACCACAAATGAATCAAGCACCTCAAAGACGTATGGCTCCGCCAACAACTAGAGATGCAATGATGCCTGGTCTATTAAATAGATAATGGTTCGTATAAGTAGGTTTTCTTCAAAGTATTTAACTACTGCAAAAAAGAAACCTAAGAAATTAAAAGATACACTAAACGAAGATCAGTTAGCTGCTTTTATTACTGGTAAACCAAATAAAAAGTTTGCTAAAGGATTTAAAAAACAAACTGGTACATCTAAAAAAGAAGTTTATGAATTTGATAAAGTTCAAAAACCTGAACCTGTAAGAAGTAAACCAACTGGTTATATGCAAGCTGATTTAGGTAAAATGAAACAACGTAAAGCTGTTAATAGATCTGAAAGATTACAAATGGCTAGATATAAAAATGCCAAAAGGAGGGCAAAATGATAGCAAAAACTGCAAGCAAATTATTTAAAAAGAAAAAGAAAAAAAAGTCTAAAAAGAAAGCACCTAAAAAGAAAACTGTATTAGGTGGAGCGCAAACATTAGCAGGTAAAGCATTAATTAATCCTGTTACATTAGGTGGAGGTGCTGCTTATGGTATTGGTAGAGCTAGTGGTAGATCTTCTGAAAGAGCTAAAACTATTAGACTTAATGAAGCATTAAGACGTAGAGGCGTAAGAGTATAATGGCACATGGCGGTAAAAGACCAGGAGCAGGTAGACCTAAAGGAGTTATAGATGGAACAAAAGGGCAACGTCTAGAAGCTGCTATAAAGTCTGCAAGTAGAACACCGTTGGAATATATGTTGAATGTTTTAAACAATCCTGGTACTTCTCCTGAACGAAAGATGTGGGCTGCAGAAAAAGCTGCACCTTTCGTACATGCTAGATTAGCAAGTAAGGAACACAAAATAACTGGTGATAGCAAAAAACCAATTAGTATAAATTTATGCCACGCTCCAGAAAAGGAATAGATAAAAAAGAAATAACAATACCATTTAAACCTAGAAAGTATCAATGGGAAGTATTTCAAAAACTAAAAAGATTTAATGTTATCGTTTGTCATCGGAGGTTTGGAAAGACCTGCCTGGCAATTTGGAAACTAGTTGCTGCTGCAGTAGAAAAAGATAATGCAAGATTAGCTTATATAGCACCTACATATAGACAAGGTAAGGCTGTTGCTTTTGATTATCTTAAAGAATACACAGAACCACTTATGCAGCTTGGTGGTAGTAGAAACGAAACAGAATTAAAAATAGATTTATATAACGGATCAAGAATACAGATATTTGGTGCTGATAATCCAGATGCACTTCGTGGATTAGGATTTGATGGTGTAGTTATGGATGAGTTTGCTCTCATGTCTCCTCGTACCTGGACTGAAATTATAAGACCTGCTGTATCTGACAAACTTGGATTTGTTATCTTCATTGGAACACCTATGGGGCATAATCAGTTCTGGGAAGTATTTGATTTTGCAAAACGTACTGATAGTAAAGATTGGTACGGATGTATGTATAGATCATCTGATACTAATGTTATACCTGATTGGGAGTTGGAAGATGCTAAACGCACTATGCCAGACTCACAATTTGAACAAGAGTATGAATGCTCATTCAATGCTGCTGTCCAGGGCAGTTATTATGGAGCATTAATGGAACAAGCAGAAAAACAAAAACGTATAGGTGATATACCATACGATCCTACAGTTGATGTAGAAACATGGTGGGATTTAGGTATAGGAGACTCTACTGCAATTTGGTTTGCACAAAGAGTTAATAATGAAGTTAGATTAATTGATTACTATGAAACTAATGGTGAATCATTAGCGTATTATGTAAGTAAGCTAAATGAAAAACCATATAACTATGGCGCTCATATAGCACCACACGATATTGTAACTAGGGAACTAGGAACAGGTAAATCTAGATTAGAAGTAGCTGCAGAGTTAGGATTAAACTTTGAAGTAGCTCCTAAACTAGAAGTAGAACACGGAATAGAATCCGTAAGAAACACATTACCTAATTGTTGGTTTGATAGAATAAGATGCAAACAAGGTATCGAAGCTCTCAAACAATACAAAAAGGTATTTGATGATAAGAACCAAGTCTTTAAAAATAAACCTCATCATAACTGGGCATCACACGGATCAGATGCATTTAGATATGGATGTGTAGGCGAAGCGCCTGAAAGAACAGATTGGGCTAAAGATATTAACGTAGATACAAGGTATATAAT